CTGTCTGTTATACGCTGTAATAATCGCCGGTTAGTTGTTTACGATACGTGACCCCATGAATACACCTTAATGGTGTTGTCATTGCCGCTTGACGTTTTTTGTACTTAGGCGCTAGCCGCTGTACATCAATCCATTTTCCGTTATATGTCGCGCCGTTTTCATAATGTCTGATTTTCATATTATGCCGCCTCACTTAAGTTGATTGTCTTAACTATAAATGCTTCATCTACTGGGTCTATACCGCGACCATTAGCATTTTTGTACTTTAGTCCGATAATGTAATTCGGGTATCTGTACTTCAGATTTTCTATATCTGAATTGTCGCCGTTAATAACTTTAGCACCCAGAAATGTATCTGGTATCGCCGGATAAAATACAGCACTCATGGGTACATTGGCACTCATTGCCAGCCTGACTTGATCTTGAAACTTAACCGCCGGCGAATATGAAAACATCAGTTTGTAGTTGTCTGGTGTTTTGTTTAGTCGGTTAGATACCTTGGTGTAGTCGTAGAAATTTACATTAGGGAATGCCTGTGGAATCTGACCATAAGCGCTAGACTCCCACCTAACGTCACTTATCACGTTTAACCTAATGTAAGGTATCACGCCGGCTTTAGAGCATAGGCGTTCAAAATTGGCAATTTCACGCTTCAATTGAACAATAAAACCTAGTCTATCGGTATATAGATAATCTAGTTTGGATTGCCGTCCATTTACCACGCTATTCATGTGACCACGACCACTAAAACGTAAACATGAGTCAGCACAGCCCGCTATATGCCGCATGGGACAAACTCTATTATCTGGTATTAGAGACAAACCCGCGACCCTAACCTTAATATCGCGGTTATTCTTGCGTAGTTTGGTGTTGCCACCAGTAGTATCTAGTAGTTTCATTAGTTGCACCAATCGTCTAGGGTTGTAGATTCAATTAGATATGTCTCGCCATTGTCGCCGTCACATATCGGACAATAATCTAGATCATCGTCTAACCACTCTGTTTCGCATTTTTCGCAGTTCATATTATGCTCCAATTTAAGTAAATACTGTATAGCGCCATATATGACGCTATCCACTTAATTCTCCTGTGATAGTGCGTAGTCCAGCATATCTTCGTACATCTGTATCGCTGTGGTGTTGTACATCGTGAGACCTTCGCCAACTGTCATCAAATAGTCGTCTAGTGTGACGCTATCAACTGTTCTGTCGGAGTGTCTTAACTCTAGAGTATTGCCGACTATCACGCCGCTGTAGCCTGTGCAGTCTTCACTGACTAGCGTGTAGCCGTTAGTAATATAGGTTGGTTTTTTCATAGTTTCTCCGTGTTCTGGTGTTGTTTGATCCAGAGCTTGTATTTTCTGTTATGTGAAAATTCTGTCAACCCCATTTGGAAACTTTATTTTCTAGTGGTCTGTTATTGGTTCAGACTATGTATTAGCCGCACACTCACACGCTCTGTTTGGGTATCGCTCACTCTGTCACAGCGGCCAGCTTAATAACCACAATGATAGTATTGTTCGTATAACTAGTGTTATGTTAAATAGAATCACGGCGGTATAGGGCGGTATGCGGCGGTATGGGCGGTATAGGGCTTGGCGGCGGCGGTCTCCCCTAAAGAATAGTCCCCCACTGAACTGGGCCTACGGCCCCCCTTCAGTAATTTTAATATAATATATATTGTATCCCTACACCAAATGGTAAATATCTACTTCATAAGCACTTACTAATATGGCAGAAAGAAAGAAGAAATACGGTCTTTTAGATGAGGCGGAAGCTCTAGGTGAAGTAGGGTTGGCGATGGGTGGTGGTCTTTTAGGTACTCTTTATGGGCTTCCCGGCTCTACTATTGATACTTTTTTGGGTAGGGGACCAGAATCCCAGCAGGAAAAGTATGAAGGGCTTGATGATCCGTCTGGAATACTCCCTACAGTTTCTGAGGGGGTGGAGAAATTTGGCTATACTCCTGAATCTGAGAAGGGTCAACAGTACATGGAGGCCATTGGTAAAGGTGGTCACTGGCTTGATGAGAAGGTAAGGGCCGCATCTGGGTTTATACCAAAGATGTTAGACTTTGTTCCGGGTGAACATCCTTGGTTAGCAAACCTGACAGATCAGGCAATATACACCGGGTTGAATATAGCAAACCCACTAAAGATGGCTGGAACAACAGCTATGATGGGTACAAAGGCCGCTCAAATGGGCGCTAGAGCCGTATCTCCCTCTGTTGACTTGGTTACCCCAATGTCTAAGGTTGTTGGTGGAAACCGGTACAATATGCTTGATCATGCTATGGGTCAGCTAATCACCAGAAAGCAAAGAGCGGGACTACAACCGGGGAAAATGCAGGATACTAATGAGGTAATATCTGGTTGGTATACCGGTCCTGAGAAAACTATGGCGTTACGAGGGATAAAACCACACCACGATATACCTCCTAGCGATACTCTTGGATTCTTGGAGTCCCAAGGAGCTAAACTCTGGGAGGACACTCCAATAAAAGGAGACCTGACGTTACAACAGGCTTACCATATTCCACAGGCATTACACCTAAAAGAGATGGCTAAGACTGCCGGATGGAGAAATCCTTGGTCTAAGCTAACAAAATCTCAAGATGCTTGGATGAGAAGGAATTTTGGTATAACTGAAAACGTCTATCGTGAACTTGAAAGACTCACTATGGTGCGTAATGCGGCTGTAAGACAGGCTGAAAATGCAAAGGCTTCTGGAACAGGTACAAGAAATTTACCGTATAAAGATGAAACCGGGTCTCCTGTTCTCAGCGAGGTAAGTGGTAAACCCATAGGTGTAAATCAAATGGCTCAGATGGCCGGGGAGCAGATACACGCTCAATTAGCTTATAACGTATCCATGCTGGAGAAGTTCAATCCCGGTGATCCTAGAATAGCCAGACTTGCATCTGGTGAAATGGGTAAGTACCTGATGCCAAGAACTGCGGATACAACGCTTTTCCAAATAGCAAACGACCCATCTATAGTAAAAAGACTTCTTGGTGAAGGGATTGATGATGCCGCAATAAGGAACCACATAGCACCATATATTGGTGTGGATAGTGCGCTCAAAGGGGATAAGATAAATCTAAGCACTAAGCCGTTTTTTGTTGATGGCCCTTATGACGCTTTCCAAAAATCCGCTAGAAAGAAAATTTCAGGCGCTGGTGCTGGCAAAGGTTACTTGCCTGAGTTAGAAACTGTTATAACCGATATGGCTATTGATGGTCAACCATTAACAAAAGCCAACATTATAGAGAATATGTTAAAAATTCCGGGTATGAGCCGGAAACAACTAGAGCAGTTTATGGTTGTTGATGATAAGTTTATAAGTATGCGTCAATCCGTAAGAACAGACGACACCTTGTTGGCTACAATAGCCGTAAGGGGTGTATACGATAAACAGGCGTTAATGGCGCAAATAATGAATGACACCCCCGGAGGTAGATATAGCCCCTCTAAAGGGTTTTATGTCTTAACTGACCAGATGAAGCAGGGTAGTGGAGTTCCTATATTAGAGCATATTCTTGATGTTGGTTCAGATACCAATAAACTCTATATAGATGTAAGGCCATTAACTAATCAACAAATACCAGAAAGGATGATGGCTAGTCAGGTTCCGTTGAGGCAGGGAAAAATACCAGAAGTTCATACAAGATCAACAATCGGTGGACTTCTCTCTGAGGGGTTACTTCCACAAATGAGGAATATGCCATCTAGGTATCCTCAAAGATACGCATCTTATTTGAAGAGGCCAGCTAGATATTACGCTCATCAAGGAGCATTAAGCCAAGACAGAAGGGGTTTACTTGAGAACTAATCAACAAGAGAAATTCATAGAACAATACTGCCTTTCCGGTAATGCTACTAAAGCAGCCGAGGTGGCTGGGTACTCTCATCCCAAACAAAGAGGCCATGAACTCAAGAAGAGGTATGGTGATGAGATAGAGGAGCGCACCAAGAAGATGATAATGGATTGCGTCCCCGGAGCCTTAACTCAACTAAAGACCCTCGCAGAAGGCGCTGAGAGCGAGTCTGTGAGACTTGGAGCAGTAAAGGATATACTGGACAGGGCTGGCCTCAAACCGACTGAGAAAGTCCAAACAGAAATTTCCCATGTGGAGACTGCATCTACTGATGAGTTGAAGAGAGAACTGGAGGCCCTAACCGGGTCTAGTTCCATATCGGAAATTCCAGAACTCGTAAACTGAGCGGGGTTGAAGTATCTGAATAAAGATATTGAGAGAGTGGCTAAAAGAGCAGAGTTAGAACAAGCGGTAGAGATAGCTAGAGAGATCAGGCAACGGGAACGATTTAACAAAATCGACTTCTATGATCCCTACCCCTATCAACAGAGATTCCACGAAACCGGCGCAGATTGTAACCAACGTCTGCTAATGGCGGCGAACCGCATAGGTAAGTCCTATTGTGGCGCGGCTGAAGTAGCTTACCACCTTACTGGGCTATATCCCAAGTGGTGGAGGGGCCGTAGATATACCCAGCCTATCACAGCGTGGTGTGGTGGAGTATCGAATGAAACAACCCGTGATATTGTACAGGCGGAGTTATTGGGTTCCCCGGATGACCCGGAAGCCTTCGGTTCAGGTGCTATACCTAAAAAAACAATAATCAAAACTGAACGCAAGCCCGGTGTTCCTAACGCCAAATCAGTAGCACTGGTAAGGCACGTTAGCGGTGGGAACTCTTCTTTATTCTTTAAAGCCTATGAGATGGGCGTAGAGAAATGGCAGGGCCGCTCTGTTGACTGTGTGTGGTTAGATGAAGAGCCAAGCAGAGAGTTGTATAGTCAGGCGGTGACGAGAACCCTTGACCGGCGGGGGATGGTTTACATGACCTTTACTCCAGAACATGGAATGACGGAAACGGTTGCTTCGTTTATGAACCGCATTCAGCCGGGGCAATCCCTGACTAATGCGACATGGGATGATGCGTCAGAGAAGATATTATCCATGAAGGGAGAAAGAGGCCATCTCTCTGAGTCTGTAATGACCCAGATTCTCTCAGCATACTCCCCGCATGAGAGGGAGATGCGTAGATACGGAAGACCCTCGATAGGCTCCGGCCTTGTCTTCCCCATCTCAGAAGAAGATATAATGATTGAGCCAATAAGGATAGAAGATCATTGGCCCAGAATAGCTGCAATAGATTTTGGTTGGGATCACCCAACAGCAATGGTTTGGTGCGCTGTAGACAACGAGAGTGAAACCTTTTACATCTACGATTGTTACAGAGCTTCCAAGGCAAGTCCTACGGTTCATGCGCAAAATATAAGGATGAGACCGCATTTTATACCCATAGCCTACCCGCATGACGGAAATCGCAGGGATAGCATGGGGAACCCGGGATTAGCTGATCAGTACAGGAACTTAGGTTGTAACTTCATGCTACAGCACTTTACCAATCCCCCGGCATTGGGTACGGATAAGGGTTCTAACTCGATAGAAGAGGGTTTGATGGCTATGCTGCAAAAGGTGGAAGCTGGTAAGTTTAAAGTATTCAACACTCTTGGAGACTGGTTTGAAGAGTTCAGGATGTATCATAGGAAAGATGGAAAGGTGGTTCCTTTACGGGATGACCTTATGAGCGCAACAAGATATGCGTTTCAATCCCAGCGTTTTGCTATAGCGGGGGAAGACCCC